TCATTATCACAATGAACTATGTCGATATACCGATGGTGAAGAAGTCTGGAAACAGCGATATCACTTTCGTAGCCAGCGTTTTTACGGGCGCGTTGGCAACATTCGGTTTGACTACTGGCAAAAATGGCAGTAGTAAACCACCTCAATGTCCGATGAAAGATAAACCAAAAGCATGAAAAAATTAATCTTGCTTTTAGCTCTGTTATCACCCAGCATAGCTAGAGCCAATACTGTCACTCCCCAGTTCACAACAGGGAGTATGAACTCTACGACTACTACGACTCAAGTTATAACCGAGGTCGAGCAACGTCAGGTCTTCGGAGCTGAAGTAAAAACGTGGTCAGGAAATAATATTTCAGCAGCGCATAGTGCTGGTATCGCCGGTGGCGATGCAGTATTTACTGTTACTGATACCACTCTGCCTTGGACTTTAGAAACTACAACTAGAGACGCAGGGCTTGTAGAACAATGGGATACCACAAGAAACTACACAATAAACTCCACTACTACTTCGCTCTCTGTCTTCTCACAGTAAGCCCAGTATTAGCTGACGGAGAAACCAATAATAATGCAAATCCTGTTGCAGCCGCGACGGGAAATGTCACAAATTCGGCTGTCCAATTCCAGAACAATGGAGCATCTTCACGACAGTCTTATGGTCCATCAATTCAATGTAATGGATCAACAATGACGTTCAGTCCTTTTTATATGGGAAGCCATGTTAATCCATATACGGCAGACGAGGAAACCAGAGATTTATATCCATCTAGTTATCAGTTAAATGAAAACTGGGGTTTCCAAGTCAATTTCATGGTTCCACTTGATAAACGTGGATTAGAACAATGCAGGCAAATAGCTGCCCGTCAAGAAGAAAAGATGCGTCTTGACTACGAACTTGTTCGCGCATTGAAATGTGCAGAACTACAACAAAAGGGTTTTACCCTGCTACCCGGTTCACGTGTATATCACATGTGTTCCGACATAGTACCTATCACATCATTAATTAAGAAAAATGTTAGCAATCCTTAAACCATTCGTATTATCTGCACTTAAGTCACCAAAATTTAAGACTTTTGTAGTTGAACTATTAGAAAAGCTAGTGGCACAAACAGATAACGATCTAGACGATAAAGCATTAGCCATAGTTAAAAAAGGACTAGGCGTCTAATGGCAAACGTCAGTTTAAAAATCGGCAAACATAAAAGTCGGACTGGCGGACTCACCAAAGCTGGTCGGGAAAAATACAACAGAGCTACAGGCTCAAACTTAAAAGCACCGCAACCCGGTGGCGGTCCTCGCAAAAGATCATTTTGCGCTCGTATGTCAGGGGTAAAAGGACCAATGAAAAAACCAAACGGCAAGCCTACTCGCAAGGCTCTTGCCCTTCGCAAATGGAAATGTTAATTATGCCCGGACATTACGGAGATAAAAAGAAAAAACCAACTGGTCAGTTAAAACTGAACATGAAAAAAATGCCTCCTGAAGTACAGAAAAGACTAATGGATGCAATGAAGAAAAAGAAAAAAAAGAAACCATATAACCCATATGGAAAAGGTTCAGGTATGAACCCAACAAAAGCTAGTTACACAACAGGACCATAACATGGCACATAAAGGCAAGGGCTCTTGTGGCTCTAAAGGAAAAGGCGGAAAAAAAGGGTACAGATAGATGGCTAAACGCGGACTCTATGCAAACATCCACGCCAAACGTCTAAGAATCAGAAAAGGTTCTGGCGAAAAGATGAGAAAGCCCGGTCAAGCCGGAGCTCCAACTGCTGCAAACTTTAGGCGTGCAGCTAAAACAGCTAAAAAATAATGAACAAAAAAGCAACTGAAGATCAATTTAATGAGTTGCATAATCTAGTTACTAAAGAGTTTCTCACCCGTATAAAAGCAGGCGAAGCAACTACACAGGACTTAAAAGCAGCTTGTGATTGGTTGAAAGCTAATGATATTAGCGGAGTTGCTTATGACGGAAACCCTCTGTCGAAACTCGCACAGGTTATGCCAACCGTTGATCCAGAATTAGTACAGGCAAAGCTATATGGCAAGCACTAGCTCTTACTATAAATCCAACCCAGCAGCTAAGCAAAGAAGACTTAAGCAGCAAAAAAAATACAACAAAACAAAAAAGGGATTAGCTCTACGTGTTAATGCAAATCGACTTAATAGACAACTTGGAACCTACGGGAATGGTGACGGCAAAGATGCTGCTCACTATGCAGGGAGTACCACAAAAGGAAGACTCCAATCTCCATCTACTAATAGAAAAAGCCGACTCAAAATACGTAAATGACCCCTCTACTACCTAAACCAGAACATTACTTACACAATCTAATAACCATGACAAGCCCCGAAGCAAAACGCCTTTGGAGGCGTGCGATAAAAGAGCATTTTAATTGTACATGTGTTTATTGCGGAGAATCTTATGAATTTAAAGAACTTACACTCGATCATGTTAAACCTCGTTGCAGAGGTGGAGAAACTATTACATCGAATCTTGTACCCGCGTGCAGGAAATGTAACCAAGGTAAAGGTAGTAGCAATTGGCTCGGATGGATGCGAAAAGCATTTGGAATACAGCCATTAAGAGAACTAATTATTCATCAACATATTAATTAAGATGGCACGACCAACTAGGTCTGGAAAAGACCAAAAAAAGAAACGTACGAATACTCTTAATAAGGTACTTAATAAACTAAAAATTAGAAGGTTAGGTAACGTCAATAAAAGAGGAAGGGTAGTTAGTACTAAGAAAACAGGACTTTCAAATATTCCTGCTGCTGAAGGAATGGCAACAGTTAATAGAAAAGCTCGCGGTTTATCAAATCTTCCAAAAGACTATAAAAAGCAAGAACTTAAATTTTCTAAAACAGCTAATAAATCCACACCTACTAAAAACGATACAAAAGTAGAAACAAATACAAAAACAGGAACTAAGACAAAAATTGGTAGAGCTCCAAAAGGATATATCAAATACGGATCTAAGTTTGTTTCTGTAAGAACTGCTCAAGGTAAAAAAGCTTTAGCTAAACAAAAAGCCAAAAAACGAGCACAAGAAATGGCTAGAAAACGACTAGCGAACAAGTAAACAATAACCGCCCCGCAAGGGGCTTTTTTAATGCCTATAGATAATGTTCTTCGCCACGCGCTGAAGAACGGAAAACGTGCTGTCAAAAACGGTGTCAGAAATGGCGTAAGAAACGGCATAAATGGCAACGGTTTTAAGAACGGCGTACAAGAAATAACGGGTGGTCAACTAGCAAAGCAACAATATGTCGAGCAACAGTTAGCAAGAAGAAACTATGGCGCACGAGCTCCGGGTACAGGCGTTAGAGCACAAAGACCTACAAGTCGTATGGGTGCTCGATCTATTATTGCTAGTGAACCAGTCAAAATGTTAAAAGCTTACCCAGATAGAAAAGAAGAAATAAACATGTGGATGCGTAACGCATATACACATGCAAGAGAAAACGGAAGTCTAGATGGGTACCCAGAATACGTAGGTCCTGACGGAAGAACATGGAGACCTAAACCTAGTCAGAGTGCATTTGAAGGTCTTAGATTGAAAGGTGATGATAAACAAGCTAGAGCTAAAATTCTTAAAAGAAGATCTGACAGAGAAAAACCTTGGACTAAACCAAAAGGTCAAGATGAAATTTACGCAGCATTATTAAAAATTGGTAAGGAACATCTATATGACAGATTGATTAGTTTAATGAAACTTGACTATATAAATAAAAAAAAGTCATTAAGAGGTTTAACTAAAGGGCATTTTATTTCTCTTGATAATGGTGGTTTAGATGTTGCAGAAAACTTTGGACCACAAAGAGGTAAAAGCATAAGAATACGCAAAGGCAACAGATTTGAAGTAGATCCCGGTAACTATTCCGAACAAGCAGATAGTACTGTTGGATTTGGTTCAGGAAAGGGCGTAGATAATTGGGACGATTACGTACGTATGAAGCTCCCAGAGCTCGAATAACATATTTATCCACATTCGTACATGAACGACGTTTTAACGTCCTTACAGGGCGATTTCAAGCTGTTTCTGCAAGCATTATGGGACCAGCTTGATCTCCCTTCACCAACTAGGGCACAATACGCCATTGCAGACTATTTACAACACGGACCTAAACGTTTACAGATCCAAGCCTTCCGAGGAGTCGGAAAAAGTTGGATTACTGGAGCGTTTGTGTTGTGGACTCTGTTTAATGACGCAGAAAAGAAAATAATGATCATATCTGCCTCTAAGGAAAGGGCAGACAACATGAGCATATTCCTACAGAAACTAATTATAGAAACACCATGGCTAAGTCATCTACAACCAAAGAGCGACGACGCAAGATGGTCAAGGATTTCCTTCGACGTACTATGCAGTCCTCATCAGGCTCCATCAGTCAAAAGTGTTGGTATTACTGGTCAGTTAACGGGAAGCAGAGCAGACCTGATGATTCTGGACGACATCGAAGTTCCCGGGAACAGCATGACGGAGTTGATGCGTGAAAAGCTTCTTCAACTCTGCACAGAGGCAGAATCCATCCTTACGCCGAAAGACGATAGCCGTATTATGTATCTCGGGACTCCTCAGACTACTTTTACTGTTTATCGTAAGCTGGCAGAGCGGAATTACAGACCATTTGTTTGGACAGCGCGATACCCAAGAAACAATACACAATACGAAGGCAAAATAGCTCCACAGCTACAAGAAGACATAGATAACGGTGCACAACCTTGGGCACCAACAGACGACAGATTTGATGAAAATGACCTTATTGAAAGAGAAGCGTCCATGGGACGTAGTAACTTCATGCTTCAGTTTATGCTCGACACGAGCCTTAGTGATGCTGAGAAGTTTCCTCTCAAAATGGCTGACCTTGTTGTTACCAGTGTTAATCCTGACACTGCACCCGACAACATCATATGGTGTTCAGACCCAAGGAATGTACTTAAAGATCTTCCCACAGTGGGACTGCCGGGAGACT